AAATCATCTAAAGCAACTATTAACTGCCATTGTCCATTAGTTAAATAGACTTTAACTTGGTCTAGTGAGTAGTCTCCATCAGCATACTGTAAAGCATCCTCAATGAACCTACTTACTAGATTCCAAGTTTGTGAAACGAAGTTTTTACTAACTAATTTTAGAATAACAATCCACCTAATACACCACCTAAACCAGCTCCGATAACACCTTGAGAAACTGGGTTCATCAAGCCACTACCGCCTAAGAACTGACCGCCTAAGTATCCTAAACCAGCACCAGCCAAACCACCCATCAAAGGATTGCTAGGCATATTGGTACTTTGTGTCTGTGTGCCAAAACTGCCCATAGGTGAGCCATAAACAGAAGATAAGTAGCCAGATAACTGTTGGTATGGTAACTGCTGACCAAAGTTGAAACGAGCCATCTGCTCTTGTAACGGTTGAGCTGCAATCGCTTCTCTTGCTGCGCCAACTTGTGCTAATTGCTGAGAAGGCAAGAACTGCTGACCATAAATCTGAGGAGCTGCTGCTGCTAATTGAGCCTGTGCCAATTGAGCTTGTTGCTGTAAGCCTCGCTCTTGCTGATATTGTTGTCCTGCAATATTACTTGTAATATCACCTAGACCTCTTGTGTAGGCTTCTGTTGCTTGACCTAAAGCACCTTGCATAGCATTAGAGCCATAGCGACCAGCTCTAGAGTAAAGACTAGCAATCTGTGGCAATACCTGATTAGAGAACTGTTGCTCCAATGGTCTTGTAGCAGCTTGCATCATCTGAGCTTGATAAGGGTTTCCACCTAGGAATGAACCAGAAGCAGTCGCACCAACTCCACCTAGAGACTGTTGGTAGGCTTGTTGAGCCTGTTGCAATACAGGATTAGCCTGAGTTGCCAAAGCCTCTTGCTGTGCCAAAGCCTGTTCAGTCTGAGCAGAAGGACTTACATAAGTCTGACCTTGAAAGAACTGAGGCTGTTGTCCTGTCAAAAATAGATTTTGCGCTCTTTCAAGACCTTGGGTAAGGTAAGGAAGTAAAGCTGGGTCTATATTTGATGTTGATGATGTTGTTTGGACTGCCATGATGTTTTCCTCTTTATCCTACTACTATATATTTATAAGTCTTATTTGCTGTATCGTTAGCAAAGTGAGACAGGGTTGCACTTCCGTTTGTTTGGGAGCTTATATAAACATTGCCTGATGATAGTGGTGCTATATATTGAACTGTAGTAATCGCTGCAGGTATCGCAGGTCTTGGGATACCAGTATCTGCAATATAACTTTCTAAACCAATATCTGTGCTACTTGTTGTTCCTGCAATCTCAACATACTGACCTGCTTGCATCTCAATAAAAGTATTGACTGTGCCAATAACATGACTTGGAACTCCTGCACTCTTTCTAGCAGGAATATCAAATCTACTAGCACTTCTTGGTACATCTGTGCCATTTAATCTAAACCAAACATCTGCATACTGTGGGTCATTAGAACTATTGACTAACTGTATAGAAAACTGGACATTGTATATGCCATAGTTCCTTACATACAGTCTAGAGCTACTAGCTAAGTAAACACCGCTTGCTTCTTCTGTGGTGTCGTAAACTACTACCGCAGTAGAGCCTACACTTGGAGATAACTGGTCTGTATTGTTTGTAAAGCATCCATAAGGAGCTGCATCACTCTCGGCAGCATCACTAGATGGAATTACTATAATTACTGAATCTATACCGATTCGAGCATCTGTAATGGTTGTGCTTGTAGCCCACCCTGTTGCCAATGTGACAGACCCAGTATTATTGGTCTTGCCATTCATAATGCCATTGACTACTTCAGCAACACCTCGCTGGTCTGCTCCGAATGGTGGTAACAATCGATACATTATCTGCCACCCATAGGCACGATTTCTACATCAGCACCAATGATTGAGTCCCAGTTAGCACCAGTAGGATTAAATTGTAGTCTGTGGTATCTTCCCATGCTTCTTACTGAAACCCTATTCTCTGAATCGGCTGAAGTTGCTGAACCAAAAACAACTTGAGTAGTTAGCAAGTCTCTAGAGAAAACAGCTACATCACAAGAACCATTGTCTACAATAGGCTGAACTAAAGTAATGGCAGTCTTACGATTTTCAAGAGACAGCTCTCCTGTCTGAATTGTAGCAGTAGAATTTGCTCCTGTAAATGTCACAACTTTGTTTCCTCGGACACCTGCAAATAGCAATTTACCGCCTAGCCAAATCCTAGAATCCAAGCTAGTTCCCAAAGCATCAATAGAGCTAGAAATAACATCCAAGCCCTCTAGGGTTGTAGATGGGCTAGAAGATGAAGCTACTCGGTCTACATCAGTACCGCCAGATGACCATTTCTTAGTTTGGAAGTTATAAATCAACAACTTATTGACATTACCGCCCTGACCTTTAGCTGGGTAAGCCCAAATCACTAGGTTTTTAATAGGGTCAATGGCAGCCGACATATTGAACAAATACTCCTCATCTACATCTGAGAAGAAGAATCTGTCTACTTTTTCGCCACCAATAGATACAACAGTCTGACCATCACAGGCATAGAATCCATCATCTGCCAAGAAGAATGTCAATCCTTGGTACTGGATAACTGAGTTAGCCTCATAACATCCTAGATTTCTAGAGATATTGTCAAACTGGAATACCAATGGACTGCCGACATAAGTCATGCGATAGATTGACCTATCCATGAGAATTAAGCCAAACTCACCACCTGTCACACCGACAATAGAGCCACCATCAGGAATCTCTTGAAAGTCTGATTGAGTGGTTGCTGAGTCTGTCCAAGTTGATTCATTGTTAATGCCAGACCACTTAACTCTAAAAGGATAGTCTGTGCCAATATGACCTGATACCACAAAGTCTCGAACTACTGTGACATAGCGAGCTTCTGGAGCATCTGATGCCAAATTAGCCCAAGCTGTAGAAGTTCCTAATAACCATCCTTGCAATCTATCTGCGCCATTGGCTGCAATCACTCTGTTACCAAACTGAGTAAATCTCCATCTTTGGTCTACAGGAGTTGCATAAGTCGCACCTGATACATCATCCAAAGACATATCTGTAGTGTCTAGCTTGTATAGGTTAGTCTGGCTACCAGCAAAGATAGTTGTTGAACCATCAGGGTTTTTACCAGCTACCACATTGTTTAATGGCTCAGAAGCTGCTTGAGTGTAGTCCACAGCAGAAGGAACTCCACCATAGCCGATAGCTCTAGAGTAGACATTATCTGCCTTCATTAAAGCACCAGTTACAGATGGTTGGTCTGGAAGCCACTCACCAAAAGTTATGCGCTGATTTGCCATTGTTCATTTCCACTTGTTGAAGCAGTCCATTGCTCTGAACCTGCTGAGATTTCTGTCCAAGATTCGTTACCTGCTGTTACATCAGTCCAGTTAGGGCTCTCTGGTGTTTCTGGAGTCCAGTCCTCTGAGCCGATAGAATCTAAGCTCCAATTATCACCTAGGATATTACCTAGACACCTGATAGTAGCTGAGTTACTAATTGAGCCTGATGAACTAAATACTGCGTTTGCTGTGCTTGATACTGTTGCAATGCTTGTAATCTCTGCAATGCCTGAGTATTCAACACCGCCCAATGCTGTAACTGTAGATAATCCATTGATTGCTCCAGTAGAAGTTCTTACTCTGATAGAGTCAGCAGATACTGTTGAGGAGCTAGTAATCGCTCCAGAGGCATCTAATACCCTTGCACCATTCGCTGTGACAATGGCACTAGCAGTAACAGCACCAACTCCAGAGTAAATCCTAAATGCACTAGCAGAAAGGCTTGCTGTTGAGTTTACTGCTCCTGTAGTAGTCCTTACCCTAAATGCCTCGCTAGATACTGTTGCAGAGGCTGTAATCGAGCCTAAACCACTATATACAGCATATCCATTAGCTTCAGTCTGTGCATTGCCTGTAATTGACCCACTAAAGAACAATATTCTTGATGCATTAGCAGAAACACTAGCCTCAGAGCTAATAGCTCCTACCCCAAGTCTTTCTCTGTATCCACTTGCAGAAACTGAAGCATCCGCATTAACACTTGCAGGATTAACAAAATAAACAGTTACAGAGCCATCCCATAGCTCGCTGTCGAGAGACAGGTTAAGGTCATCAATTGAACCTATAGCATCTAGTGCTTCTAAAGTCCAAGTGCCTGTAACTCTGTCCTCGTACCAGTCTAGGTCTAGAGAATATTCTAAATCATCTAGGCTTCCAAACTGGTCTAACTGTTCTAAAGTTAGTGGCATTATGCCAATGTGACTGACAAGTTACCAGAAGCAATCTTGAAGATGTCTCCTGTAGCAATTGCCTTAGAAACATCTAAAGCTGTATGGAATAGCAAGTTGCCTGTTGTAAGGGCATCATGGATACCAATGTGAGTCACAGTACCCCAGTTATCTGTGGCTTGTGGGAACTCTACTGCTGCGCTGTTAGTAGTAACACCATTGCTAGGTGAGCCAAAAGTAACAGCCACACGAGCATAAGAGCCACCGCTTACTTCAGTACCAGAGCCAGCATCTGTAGGGTCAGAAGTAAAAAGACCTACATAAACTGTAGCTGGGCTTGTGTAGCTTGTGTTGCGGAGAACTGCATTGATAACTGCATTTTCCAAATAGTTTGACATTTCAGCCATGATTTTTCCTTATCTGCTTGTTAATTGCATTGTCAAAGGCACTCCAGAATACTCTGAGCCTTCGTCTGATTCGTTGATGTTGTTTATTGCTCTGTCGTACAAACTAATCCATGTCTGCAATCTTGCATCATTAATTAGATATGGCTCTGCCTCTGCTAATGCACCATAAAGTAAAGCATCAGGATAGTTGGCTAAGAATACATTGCTTGCATTGCTGTCTGACAATACAGCAGGTTTTGCATAGTAAAGAATCTCTAGTGTTCTTGTGCCATCTGGGACAGGAGCAAAAACGAACTCAGAAGCTAATACTGTGTAATAAAATGGCTTGCCAGACTCATCTGCCCTAGCATCTCTTGTGAAGGCACTAGGGGACAGATAAGTTACAGGCATCCTTGGGTTTCCTTGGATATATAAATCTCTAACTTCAAGAAAATCTGTAGGCAATGCTATTTTGGCATCACCACTAGTCATTGGAGAAGTGGCTGATTTCAACATCTGTCTTGTTCGCAACTCTCTAGCAAGACGAGTTTCAGCTAAAGTAATAAAGTCTGGGATTTGAGAAGTCAAATCTGTACGACCTAGGTAATTAGCTACTGTGGTCTTTAGTGCCGAGTAGTTTGTGAAAGCCATGTTTAATCCATCTCTATATTGTGCCACCCATACTGATAAGACCCAATGTGCTTAATCTCTTTAGACAAATCGTGGTCTACATAAGTCTTATATCCTGCATCACTAGCTTTAATGCAGAAGTATATGTCCTCACCTAGTATCTTATGGTTTGGCAATTGTTCAAAATAAAAGTAGGGCTTTTCTATGCCCTTAATAACCTCGGCATCAATGAGCATTACCCCACAGCCGATTCCATCAACTACCTCAATACCTGTTGCCTCTTTAGACCAGACTGGATGCCATACTACATGGTCATCAAATACTTCTAGCTTCTTAGCTGTAGGCTTTACTGGCTCAGACCTAGTAGTAGCGTTTACCCCTACTATGCCTTTATTGTGCTTCAATAAGCGAATAAGAGAGTCGTTAGGGAATCTCATATCTGCATCTATAAATAGGACATGGGTACAGCCATCTTGCATTGCTGTTTCTACCATATTGTTTCTTTGGTCAAATATCAGAGTACCCATAGAGGTATAGAGCTTAATCTCTATTCTTGAGTTCTTATTTGTATAGTTCACCAAAGCAGCCAAATCAAAGGCTGTTCCTACTTCTACTTGTCCCCTCGCAGGGATACATATACCTACTTTAGACATTTCCACCCCTTGTTCTAAAGACCACATTATCTGGGTCATTTAACCATCTTTTGAAAGCTGGACTATCGACAACTGCGTAACCTCGCATGATG